ATAATATCGAGCCATGTACAGTAGTCTCCTGCTAAGGATGCAGCTTTTTGAGTGAATCTGTCCTTGAATCTTTCGAGTCTTTTCTTCCCGAAATCAAACTCATCTCTTAAAACCATCAGGCTCATTGCCAGCATTGTATCAAATGTCATGTTCTTGATATTCTGTGATCCTGCTGCCAGCTCCTGCCTAGTAAGGTTTAATGAAACTCCTGTTCGGTTACGGAATCTGACTTCTTTCTCCAATTCTTCTATTCCTTTATCCTTTGCAAGGCGGAGGGCAAATTCCATGCCCTCTGTACGTCCTTGCATATATTGGTCTAACTTGCTCATTTTTGAATCTCCTTTAAAAATTCTACGAGTTCTGTTTCACTGTTCGGATACTTGTTGTATTTCGAATGATATGTCCATTTTGGAATTCCGCCTTTTCTGTTTGGTTCCGGTCCTCCTATCAGATGCATGTAATATGGTTCTTCCGGCACATACCAGCTGTTTTCTGGCAAAGGCTCTTTCTCGTATTCTTCTACGACCAAACGGGCACCGTTTTCGAAATCGTATTTGTAATATTTCACGCCGGTATGATTATCGGTGTACCAGAGTCCCCAAATTTTATAGTTTCTCAACCATTCTTTGCGTTGGTCATTATTCTTCATGATTGGCAATCCTGGCTGTTCCGGTTCCTCCTGACAGTCTTCTACAATATTTTTGAGAATCCTGAGTCCTGCTACAAGCATTTGTTGTTTTTTAATCACCAACTCTGGAAATCCTGCTTCTTCTTTCTTAACTTCCGTCATCTGTTTTAACAGGTCTTCTTGTTTTTGCAGATATATTGATAGATCGCCCGTTGATGGAATCGGGATATCTTTTAAATCTTCCGGCCACGCATCCGAGATTTTATCTGTATTTCTCAGATGTTTTACCATCTCGGCGGAATCGCCGGAATGGTCTTCCTGCTGCTTTTTGTCCGGTGTTTCTGTTGCCGGTTGGCAGCTCTTTTCCTGAGTATTCTCTGTTGGCCGATGAGCCGAAGCATTACATTCGTATCCGCAAGCTCCATGTTTTTCACAATTCCAACAGCATTTTCTATTACAATTTTCTCCATCCCCTGCTATCACTTTCTGAGCTGCTTCGAGAGTACAGGTGAATCCTTCTCGGTGAATACACTTTCCAGCATTGGTTTCTTTCTTCTCTGGCTTCTCAGGTGCATCAATTGTGGTCATCTTGACTGGTTTCTTTGTTGAGTAGCGCCTGATCAGTTCTTCGGTCAGCTCCTGCCAGGTCATTTCTTTCTCTTCCGGGCTGTCTGGGTTGAATGTGATCCTATCCGGATGTCCCTGATAGTTCAGGTACCCGTTTCTGTGCTTTACATAGCAATAGAGCATACTGATCATCTTTGTTCCCATCAGCTTGTCTCCATTGCGGATCCGGGCTGTTGTGTTCTTCTTCAGACTGTCAAAGAATCTTTCTATCTGCAATTCTACGGGAATTGGTGTCTCGTCTTCTTCCGGTTTCTGCTTCCTGGTTGCCTGCTCTATTGTCATCTGTCCCGGAATGTCTGCATTTAATGCCTGCTGATCCTTCAGAAGTTGGATATCCGGAAGG